CAATACCTACGTTGGCTGGGCCTGGGACGCCGGCAGCAGCACCGTCACCAACACCGCTGGCACCATCTCAGCGCAGGTGCGGGCTAATCCGAGTGCAGGATTTTCTATTGCCACAGCCACTTATTTTGCGGGAACGGTAGGCCACGGTTTAGGCGTAGCTCCAGCAATGGTTATTGCCAAGCAAAGAGACGGGGCGCCGAATAGCTGGTATGTGTATCACAAAGACGCTATAGCTGCTGGAACAGTGGCCAACAACTCTTACCTTCTATTGAATAGCATTTCCCCAGCTACCAATGCTGGCGCCAATCTTTGGAATGTCACTTCTACCACTGTTGGTTCTAACCAAAGCCTTAGCGGCAATGCGGTGTATTACTGCTTCGCCCCAGTCGCGGGGTACAGCGCCTTCGGTTCCTACACCGGCAACGGCAGCGCAGATGGTCCGTTTGTTTATACCGGGTTTAGGCCGAGATGGCTTTTGCTGCGTAGCACTTCAGGAGCACGCGACTGGATAATTAAAGATGCTCTGAGAAGCACAACATATAACCCCGCCGATGGTAATCTCTATGCCAATCAATCTTTTGCTGAAGACACTACTGCAAGCGTGTACGTAGACATCTTGTCTAACGGATTTAAGTTGCGTGGTACATACGCTTCCATTAACACAAGCGGTGAGACTTTCATTTACGCCGCCTTCGCAGAGTCGCCCTTCCAATACGCCCGCGCACGATAACTATTATGTTCTTACTAAACGGAAAGCCCATCTCATTGGATGCGGCATTTACAACTGAAGATGGAACTCAGTACCCAGCAAACTGGTTACGACTGGCTACGGTAGAGGAGCGGGCAGCACTTGGTATTACCGAGACCGCAGATGAGCCTTGGTACGACCAACGGTTCTATTGGGGTGTAGGTAATCCAAAAGACCACACTCAACTTGTCGAACAGTGGACCGCTCAAGTCAAAGCAACTGCTGGCTCTCTTCTTTCCCAAACTGACTGGTATATCACCCGTGCTTCTGAGACAGGCCTAGCTGCCCCTCAGAGCGTGCTTGAGAGGCGTTCCCTGATACGTGCCATGAGCAACGATAAGGAGGCCTTCCTGAGCCTTACAACGACCACTGAGCAGCTTGCTGATTACGTCACCAGTGCTGGCTTCAATAACTGGGAAAGTGGTGCTTCGATTGACGGCGCTATTCCTGTTGTTGATGGTGTTACCAGCGGCACTGTAATTACCGGAGACACGATCTTCGGTGGTTCTGGTAACGACGCCCTATCGCAGTAAAAACAATGATCACCATTCTTGGGGTCAAGGTTTCTTATGAGACCTTGGCCTTTTTTGCTTTATTTATTTCTTCTGAGTACCTTGGCATGACTAAGAAGCGTCGTGCTAACAGTGTCACTCAAGCAATCTCGATGGCGGCTGCATACTTCAGTAAGACCCGTACTGAAGATGACACAGTTCGTCGATTCCGTCGTGCTTTTACGAACCGAAAATGATTAAGCTGACTGACGTAGCTCGCTACTACAAAGGTCTGCCTAACCAAGTTAAAGCCCTCCAACTCCTTGAGAAACTGCTTGGTGAGGAGGGCCTTTCTGAAAATCAGGAATGGGTAAAGCTATGGAGGCAACCTCCTGCTAAACCCCCAACTCAAACCTTCTCTAATTCCTGGGATGGTATTGAAGCAGCAGCAGCAGCGGCTGGAGCTAAATTTCCTGAGGTTGTGGCAGCACAGTGGGCTCTTGAAAGTGCATATGGCACTGCCCTATCTGGTAAGAATAACTTCTTTGGAATTAAGGGACCGGGAACGGTCAAGACTACTTGGGAAGACTACGGTAATGGTCCTGTAACCATCAAGGCTTCTTTCCAAGATTTCGCTACACCATACGATTGCGTGGCTCACCTTGTCACTCAATGGTACAAAGATTACAAAGGCTACAAAGGTGTCAACCGAGCAGCTACTCGTGAAGACTGTGCGTATCTACTGAAGCGTGAAGGTTACGCTACAGATCCCATCTACCCACAAAAGCTAATTCGGTTGATGGAGCAGCATGATTGAAGCAATAGTTTCAGGCACTGTAGCTGTCTTCACTGCAGTCGTAGCTCTACATTCACGTATGCACGGTCGTATCTCTGAAGTCGATAAGCGTATTGATCAGGTTGAATTACGAATCGCTGAGAAGTACGTCCAGCGTGAGGAGCTTACCTCTGCACTACAAAAGATGGAGGATCATATGATCCGCATCGAAAATAAACTAGATCAGATTGTCCTTAGAAATGGCTAAGAATAAGGCAACAGAGGACATGTTCAATGAACTTCATAACATGGTCACTCAAGAGTTGCTTAATCGAATTAAGTCTGGTGAGGCATCTACAGCTGATCTGAAAGCTGCCTGTGACTGGTTAGCTAAGAATGACATTAGTGGGGTTGCTTATGACGGTAACCCCCTAGACAAACTAGCGACCGTACTGCCAAAGGTAGATCCCGAACTTGTACAAAAGAGGTTGTATGGCAAGTCGTACAGCTAACTACTACAAACAAAACCCTGCTGCCAATAAGCGTCGTCTTAAGCAACAGGCTAAATATAACAAGACAAATAACGGTCTCAAGATTCGTACTGCAGCTAATGAGCTGAACAGAAAACTTGGTACATACGGTAATGGTGATGGTAAAGATGCCTCCCATACAGGTCCTAATAAAGGCAAGCTTGAATCCCCTTCAGCTAACCGTCGTCGTCCAAGAACTGGTAAGAAGTACGCCTAGTCATGACACCGCTATTCCCTAGCCCTGATCATTATCTCCACAACTTGCAAGCCATGACAAGCTCCGAAGCAAAACGGCTCCATCGTCATGCAATTAAAGAAGCATTTGAATTTCAATGTGTCTATTGTGGTATTAAACATGAACCTGATGAACTCACTATTGATCATGTCCGTCCTCGTTGTTATGGCGGACACTCTTTTACGAACAACCTTGTACCGTCCTGTCGTAAATGCAATCAGGCTAAGGGAAGCAACAACTGGCTCTCATGGATGAGAGCAACCTTTGGTATTACACCTAGAGAGAACCTCATTCTATCTCATATTAACTAATCATGCCTGCATTAACACCTGAGCAGCGGCGTAAGCAAATGGAGATGCAACGCCAGCGTGAAGCTGCTGCTAAAGCTGCCAACAAACCTAAGCGTGGTCAAAAGGGAGCCCAGACTTCTGGCGGTTCTAAGACTAAAGGGGAAACTGTTGGTGGTGCTAAGCCTATCTCTAAACCAACCACTAAGACCTCCACAAAACCTGCATCAAAGCCCAAAGTGGCTGACTACCAAGATGCCCAAGGTAATACCTACGACGGTAACACTGGGCGTCTTAAGTCCAAGGTAGCTCCTAAGCCTGCTGCTAAACCTGCTCCTAAGCCTTCCAGTGGTGGTCGTACATACGCTTCTACTAGCACTTCTACTACGACTGCATCAGTTACTGAGAAGCCTCAGTCTAATGCTGGTATGAAGAACCAGAACAAAGACTACCGTGGCAACCTCTTTGAAAAGACCTTTGGGTACAAAAGAGGTGAGGCACCTGATCAACTAGCCAAGCGTGCTAACTACGCAGGAACCGACACTGGCGTTAACCCATCCACAAAAGTAGACAAGAACTACGCTGATAAGAAGCCAGCTAATCAGACACCTGTTGCATTCGGAAAGGACACGAACCTTTCTAATGAGCCTGCAAAACCTGCATCTCCTTCGGCTCCTCCGTCTCCTAATCAGCCCAAGAAGTACGACAAGGCTTCTAAGGGAATGACTCTTGCTGAACGCATTAGGCGTCGGCGTCTTGGTCTTGATTGATCAACCTGTACACATAAGTATCAGCCGCTCCGCAAGGGGTGGTTTTTTTTTATGAGATATGGCGGAAAGGCTCAATAAGCCCGGCAATAGATCAGTTGCAACTATTGACTCTAAAAAGAATAAATGGTTCAAGCAGATGCAACAGCTGGGGCATATACCAACAACCTACGCATCGTTGGATGATCTAACCAACTATGTTATTCAGTTAAAAAACGAAGGCAAGACTTCAGCTCAAATCAGTGAAGCCACTGGTGCTGATTATCGAAACGTAATCTCCAACCCGATGTTTCAGCCTTCTATAAGCAGCTCTGGTTCTCTTAGGGGTATGGACATGAGGGCGGCTCGCGAGGACATCAAACCTGACGAGCAGCTCTATCTAAAAGAGCGGTTTGGAGATGACTTTCTAAAAGATTTTAGAAGGCTTCGTGAATTAGAGTGGGGTAATAAGAAACCAGCCAAAGGTGAAAATATAGAGGCATTGCGTGAGAGGGTCTTTTCTGCAATGGAGCGCACACCATCCACTCCTAATGGAGGTGTGTACTCACGCAGTCCTAGTAGTCCCAATTTTGAGTCTGCTAAAACTCAAGCTAACAGAACAAGGGATATGCTTCGCTCTTCCTTTGGCAATGGAGGACGAACCTCTGAGGTTGATCGGGGCCATGGTTTTGCTGCTATGGAAACTACTATAGATGATCCGGATATTCCAGGTGTCAAAATTCGTGTAGGTGGAGCAGGTGTCAGTGCCGAAAATCTAGTAGATGAAATTGGCTTCTTAAATAGAGGTCATGGATCAGACCCTACATTTGACCCCAGAGTACTGAAAGCTCTTAACATGTCAGATGGGGACTTGCAAGCAGCTTATGACGCTTACATGACTCATAGAGGCCTCAACATAAATCCGGTAAGGTATAGTGGTAACTATCTTGCTGCCAATGAAGGTCTTAGGGAACTTAAGCAAGATTCAAATCCACTTACACCACAGCTTACAGCTCCTAAGGATCCAGCTAGAGTATCTCAGGACTCTATTGAAGCTAGAGATAGATGGTTTGAAGACCAAGCTCAGCAACGAGCTGCTGAGAATAGTGAAGTTGCCCGTGTACGTGCAGTAGAGCTTAACCGTAGTGGCATGAGTCCTAAGGATTCTTTAGACCAAGCTGAAAGAGAAGTTTTAGCTGAAGCTAGAGATCATTATCAGAAGCTTGCGTTAAAGCAATCCACTCTGGGGGATACAACCCAGACCACTGGAGGGCCAGTAAGAATCGTACAGGAAGCTTCAAGGCCATCTAATGCCCGTAGGGCTGAAAATACAAGGCTTACTGCTCAAGCTGACGCTGCTAGGAAAAAAGCTCTTCTTCAAAAATATGCTACTGACTTAGGTCAGGCATCTTCAACAGAGCTACCTGTCAATGCACCAACTCTTCCTAATAAAATTCCGGCAATCGGTAAAGCTGCTGCTGTTCTTGGTGGTGTGCCTATCCTTTTCGATGCAGCTGACGCCTTTGCCGGTACTCAAGGAGCAGTACAAGCAAATACTCCAGGTCAACGTCTAGCTAGTGGATTGCAAGCAGTTTCTGGTTATACAGGTCTCGCTTCTCTTAATCCAGGGTTTGCTCCTGTAACTGGCCCAGTGTCTTTAGCAACAGGAGCTTTAAGCGCTGCTGTTCAGCGCAGAGAAGACATGAATAAACCTCCAGTAAGGCATACCTACACTGGACCTACACCTCAAATTATACCTACACCTATACCTCGTTCAAAACCCATAGGCAACGGTCAAGGCGGTATCACTAAGCCAAGGGGGTCTTCGGTTAAATCTGGTCAACCCCTGCTGTCCCAAAACAACCTTAAATGGGCGCTTAAACAACTTGGATTTCTACGCTAATGGCTAACCCTTCCTTAAAAGTAAACCCAGCACGTAGCCCTTCTGCAGCTGTACTTAAACAAGAAAAGGGTCAGAACCTTCTCGATCATTTCCTGAAGTATATCAACCCTAAGTACATCAGTGGTACTAACCCCATAGCTAGGACACAAACTGCACATGGGTTTACACCAACCAAGAATGCTGCTCTTAACTTTGGCAAGTTGATGGGTGTCCCTTACGACCCTGCAACACGTGTCAGACCGGGTGACCCTCTTACACAGCTAAAAGCAACTACAAGCAAGATCGGTACGACTGAACGGATTTACAACAACTATTACCAGCCCCGAGTAAAGCTGGCTGATTAATCACACGGAGAGGTGCCTAGAAGCCCCTACAAGGTGCCTCTCTTACCACCCTAGTATGTTTCCCTATATGGATACTTTAACAGCCCTTAGAGACGATTTTAAGATCTTTCTTCAAGCCCTATGGGGACAACTAGATCTCCCTTCTCCTACACGAGCACAATACGCCATTGCTGATTACCTGCAACACGGACCTAAACGACTACAGATTCAAGCTTTCCGAGGAGTCGGTAAGAGCTGGATTACTGGTGCGTTTGTGTTGTGGACACTATTTAATGATCCTGAAAAGAAGATCATGATCATCTCTGCGTCTAAAGAGCGTGCAGATAACATGTCGATTTTCCTTCAGAAGCTAATCATTGAGACGCCATGGCTAGCTCACCTAAGACCTAAGAGTGATGAAGCTAGATGGTCTCGTATTTCCTTTGACGTTAACTGCTCACCCCACCAAGCACCATCCGTTAAGTCCGTTGGTATCACAGGTCAGCTAACTGGTTCTCGTGCAGACCTGATGATTCTTGATGACGTGGAGGTCCCTGGTAACTCCATGACTGAGATGATGCGAGAGAAGCTCCTTCAGCTCTGTACAGAAGCGGAGTCCATCCTCACACCGAAGAAGGACAGCCGCATTATGTACCTTGGCACTCCACAGACTACCTTCACCATCTACCGAAAGCTAGCAGAACGTAACTATCGTCCATTTGTCTGGCCATCCCGTTACCCACGTAAGGACAAGCTTTCCCAATACGAAGGTCTTCTAGCCCCTCAGATCTCAGAAGACATTGAGATGGGTGTTGACGAATGGGAACCTACAGATCCTGATCGCTTTACCAGTGATGACCTGTTGGAACGGGAAGCAGCAATGGGTCGTAGCAACTTCATGTTGCAGTTTCAACTCGATACAACGCTTAGTGATGCCGAGAAGTTCCCGCTTAAGTTTTCAGACCTCATCATTACCTCCGTTAATCCGACTCAAGCGCCGGATGCTGTTGTGTGGTGCAGTGACCCTCGTAATTGTCTCAAGGATCTGCCTACGGTTGGCTTACCGGGTGATTACTTCTACTCCCCGATGCAATTACAAGGTGACTGGGGACCATATATCGAAACAATCTGCTCAGTAGACCCTTCAGGTAGGGGTACTGACGAGACAGCAGCTACATACATCAGTCAAAAGAATGGGTTTCTCTACGTTCACGAAATACGAGCGTATCGCGATGGTTATAGCGACAATACACTTCTTGACATCCTTCGTGGGTGTAAGCGGTACAATGTTACTAAACTCCTTATCGAAACCAACTTCGGTGATGGTATCGTCGCAGAACTGTTCAAAAAACACCTACAACAAACCAAACAACCCATAGACGTAGAAGAAGTCCGGGCTAATGTTCGTAAAGAAGACCGAATCATTGATGCCCTAGAGCCTATCCTCAATCAACATAAGCTTATTGTTGATCGTGGTGTCATTGAATGGGACTACAGTTCCAATAAAGACGCACCACCAGAAGAACGACTCCTCTATATGCTCTTCTACCAGATGAGCAGAATGTGTCGTGAGAAAGGAGCTGTTAAACACGACGACAGATTAGATAGTCTAGCTCAAGGTGTTAAGTACTTCACCGATGCTATGTCTATCTCAGCCTATGAAGCAGTCAAGGCTAGAAGGCAGGAGGACTGGCAAGACATGCTTGATACCTTCATAGACGATCCTCAATCTGCCACAGATCACTTGGTCATGGGCATGTCCCTAGACAAGCGAAGACAAGCAAGAGGTTTATCTGGTAAAAAGCCAGTCCCCACCTGGGTGTGAACCCAGGCCCACACTGGGTTTAGGAGCGGTCCCACATCTATACAGGGGGATGGAAGGGTGGACCGGACCCCTGTGATGGGGGAAGACTCCAAGACAAACAAGTTGTCTTGATCATCTTCCCCTTCCTTTACTAATGAACAGTGAGGGAACAAAGACCACATCTCCCCCCTCTTAGTTCATTCTGTAAGCACATCTACTACAACTCCTCTTCCCAGTGAGACCCACTCCTCTCGACCACAGCGAAGCGTGGGAGGCAGTAGAGAATATGTCACTACCTCACCTTAACTATGAGTAGAACATATCGTAAACAACCAATACGTAGTCAATTTCGTAATCCTAAGACATTCAACGAACGTAAGCAAGTACTAGTAGATAACACTTACTACGATCCTCAATATACGCCACATATTAGGAAACGTTTTATTCCTACAGCATGGGATGACCTTACAGCTACCTCTATTTACCAAAACGATCACCACTAATGACCCACCAAGTTAGTCTTATACACATCACACCTGATGCAGAAGATCTTATTGCCTATATGGCAAGAGTATCTAACCCATCTAATCAAAACAACACTCAGACAAGTGCTAAGTTAATTAAATATCTCATAGATCATCAACACTGGTCTCCTTTTGAGATGGTGAATATGTGTGTTTGTATTGAGACTACACGTAGTATTGCAGCACAGCTCCTTCGGCATAGAAGCTTTAGCTTTCAAGAGTTTAGTCAACGGTATGCCAAGGTAGAGAAGCAAGCTTCCATACCGCAACTTAGGAGACAAGATACCAAGAATAGACAGAATAGTATTGATGACCTAGATGAGGTGTTGAAGAAACACTTCCAGTTCAGGATTGGTAGTCTTTACTCAGATTGTTATGGTCTTTATAAAGAGCTGGTAGAAGCTGGGGTAGCTAAGGAGTGTGCAAGAGAGGTGTTACCAATGGCAGCACCAACTAAGTTGTACATGAACGGTACTGTTAGATCTTGGTTGCATTACTGTGACCTACGTACTTCTAATGGGACTCAACGGGAACACGCACAGATAGCAGGACAAGTGCAGGATTTACTGTACCTACACTTGCCTGCAGTGTCTGATGCTATGTGGTCGAAGGAGTTTTAGTGTGCGTTAGCACGCCCTAGTGGATAGGCTTTCCTCTAGGAGGTAGGCGATCAGGTTGCTAAGGCTTCTTCCTTCTAGGACACTCCTGTTATCAAGTTGTTGTCGTAGTGCCCATGGGACTGTGATGGTTACACGACTTGGTTTGCGTGTTAATGGTGTTGTAAACGGAGACAAACCTTGCCGATAGCTTGGTTGTCGTGAAAATGAAGTCATCAGTTCAATCACGGTTGGACTGGTCACGGGTCAGGTAGCTGCAACTACGCTGGCCCACCACAGCATATCACCATCAGTAAATTTTGACAGAAATTTGAGAAGCCTTATACGCGGGGGGATGGACGTTTTTACCCCCATGCCGGGGTATCAATTAAGCGAGGATGGAGGCTTTTTGGCACGCTAGATATGCAATCTAGCGCTTATTGTATCCCACTGAACCATAGTATAACGCTGCAGTCGCGCTGTTTAATTGTTATTGAGAATGCTTCTCATTAGCATTAATATGTCGCCATCTGTAGCGATAGCCTTATCCGTTAACGCATTGACACAATATCATCACCAGACCACGCTGTAAGCCTCTACAACGCCCCTCTAATTGTTATCAGGTACACTGACACCATTCACACTCATCGCCTCTCACAGACGCTTACAGACACCAATCACGACTACACGTTATAAACAATAGCACCTGTCCACACCAGTAGGCTGTCATAAGCAACGCTGATAGGGTCAGTTAGTGGCCTACATGGTTCCACTGGGTTCTGGGGCTTGACACATCCTGTCCACTGTGGTATTGTAGGTTCATCGGTGGGGGACGGGTCACCTGCTCCTCACTCTCTAACCTCGACAACTCAATACAAGCACTCGTCACAAGACGGAACTAGCGGAGCGAGCGATCCCGCGAATAGCTATAGGTTGCAACCCGACCTGGCTATACGAGTGAGGTTACAGCGCAGAGCCACATGCGCTTTACAAATTAGATCATGGCACAGTTCACTTTCTACAGCATACCCTCCAAGAGTGTGCTGTACTCTGTGATTCTGTAATTACTTATGTCTATCACTCTTGACCGCAAGATTGCTACTGGGATGATTGGTCGTGCTACAACTGGCAATGAGTTGCTTGCTGTACTCGACATGATTGTCGATAGCTTCACCAAATCTACCAAGGTAGAACCAACGACTGAAGAGATTCAGTTCTGATTAACCTGTACACAAGGAGATAATAATGACAACATCCACCCTTCCATTTGAGGTACTGCAAGCAGCGGTACGTGAATGCACCAGCTATGACCTCATCCAAGTTGATGACGAAGATGCTGACATGTATGCCTATGCATTGATCGATCCATTCGGTGATCGCGATGGTGACTTGTTCTATGAACTAGCTGATGTTGAGGATTACATCACCAACAACAGTGAGATTGAGGATTACCTGGATAACTACATCAAGGAGAACTGATGAACACCTATCAACTATTCATGGGTAGGAACATACCCAATGGTGACATAGTAACCAATCGTGACTGGGAACAGTTCATCAATGTATTGGATACTGTGTTTGATGGATACACTATCTCCAGTGTTGATGGTGTATGGAAATCAGAGCACGAGGACACTAAGTGTGTCTCAGTGTGTACTGATTACTTAGATGATGTGTTGTATGTTGCGCGTAAGTACAAGGACGCATTCATGCAAGACAGTGTTGCTATCCAAACGTTACCTGCTATGGAGTTTGTTTGATGTCTAAGAAAAAGAAAGCCAAGCGTCTTGACTTCACTGCTGCTAACAACATCGTATCATTCAATCGTTGTGATGCTGATGAAGTGATAACCAAGGAAGATCTTCATGGTTATGGTGACTATGTAGTAGCACGCAATGCAGCAAGGATGCTACTCAGTGAGGGTATTTGTCCTGAGCTATTCAATCAAGCAATGAGGGATGAGATGGCTGACCAAGACATGGAGTTTGCATGATGTATTACATCGCACGCATGAATGAGGAAGGTAACTGGGAATACCTAGACAATGTACCTACCTATTCTGATGCTGAGGAATTGATTGAAGCGTATTGGACAATGTATCCACATGCGTACATCGACATTGTTTCTGCAAACTGACATGACAACCACCGCAATCCCTTTCACACTCACAGGCCAAGCGCTCGTTAATTACGTTGATGAACGCAAGGAACTCATCAATAGGGGTGAGCTAACACGCACTCAGATGATCCTGGATGCAGGCTATGTCTATGACAATGGCAAAGCACGTTATGTTGACTTCTACACTGAACTACTAAATGCACGTGGAGTTACACCTGTAACTTGCAGTGATGTTCAAGACAATGAGTATGAAGACCTGCCTGAGGATCAGAAAGCTTTGTACGATTACTTAGACCAACAATCCTACACAGAGAAGTGGGATCATGAGGAGTTCATTGAATTCATTGAACTACTTGATGACGTTGGTATCGAGACTGTCTCTTCTTTTGAGGATGCTTTCTACTCATACAACGATGAGTATTGGGCAGAGCGTCACTTTGCTGAAGAGTATGTGAATGAGTTGGAGTCTATTCAAGACTCTCTTGTCTATCACGCTATTGATTGGCAAGCAGTCTGGGATCATCAACTCAGGTATGACTTTATCACCATTGAACATGGTGGGTACACATTCTTCTTTCGGAACTATTGATGCAAGTTAATTTGTTCAACCTCATAGATCAGTGTATAGATGAAGGAGTCAAGCACGCACTTAATAACACAGATGGACTACCTGATCGTGTTGATCTAGTTAATCGCTTGGCTGACAACATCAGTAAAGAGATCTGGCTTCAACTGGATTACTACTTTACCTTCGATACCCCAAACAATAGCTTTTGATTTCACAATCATCAGCGCCGCTGTAACGATAACCCTACGGAGTTGCTATGAAAACCTATGAAGTCACACTTTCGACAGGCACTTGGTACATCCTTGCGCCCAATTCAGAACAGGCTGCTTGGTCTGCTCTTGAATTGTCCAAAGAAAAGCAGGCAACTCTTATTAACGTACGTGTATCCGATGAGTGGTAAGAAAGACTATTTCCCCAATAACTGGGAAGAGTACAAGGAAGCAGACGATAGCGACTTCATTCCGCATACATTTGAAGAGATCATGTCTTGGAAAGTTGCAGGTTGGGAACTGCCTAGTTCTGTGTGCTGCATCATTCGGGTTACTGATCTAGAGACACACAAGGTCAAGGAACATGTGTATCAAAAACGTAGTGCTGCACAAAGCAAAGTTAATCAGCTGTTAAGCACACCAAACGTTGAGTTCACTGTTGTTGACCACGACTCTATTCATCACCTCTCTCCACACAACCTTAATGACTGAACGAACTTTTGAAAGACGGCTCCAGCAGCTGATTGCCGACATTATGCAGAACCCGCATCGCGATGAGCTGCTAATGCTTATGCAGGAACAGCTTGAGGATGATACGCTTGTACTGCTCACTCATAACTGACTATGCAACTGATCAGCGTTGGTAACTTCTACCTTGGCTTGGATAAGGAATCCTATACTGATGCACTTGTCCACATCGGCAGGCTAAGACTAGAATGGGACTGTCGCCCACAATCCAATGGATCCTTACAGACGCCAACTCACCAATCCACGGATGGAGAGGGTGCAAAAGGTCATGGACCTACTCCGTCTGTTGGATCGTGAGGTACCAGCTCAGGTTCTAGCTACGTTCTTTTACATAGCAGCCCACGACAACTGTCATAAGCAAGCAGTAGAAGAGGACTTACAACTCTCTACTGCGGCTGGCAGTCGATGCACTGACAAGCTCACTGATATGTCGTGGGTCAACAAACCTGGATTAGATCTCATTATCAAGGAGCAAGACCCAACCAACAGACGACGACAACAGTTAAGGCTTAACGCCAAAGGCAAAGCACTCATCAAACAAATCGAGGACATCCTTTATGGAGATTAAGACTTGGGGACAAGCTCTTGATTACACCCTCTCAACACGACACACCTGGAGACATGGCAACGGACGAAAAACTGCTCTCATCAATGCGGGACACTTTACCCAGAGTGTTGGACTATCTTTCCCTGTGCGAAAAATTGATCAGCCTCTCCTCAGCCGAGTTGCAATCGAGCTTGAGGACGCGGGTAAAAGCGACGCGACGATCAACCGAGTTGTGTCTGCAGTTAGCACAGTCCTTAACCACTGCGCCTTTGATGGACTGATCCCTTCTCCTCCCAAGTTCAGGAGACGCAAGGAGAATGAAGGACGTGTCCTCTACTACACCAAAGATGAGGTTCATCGCTTGGTTGACCTGTCCACTAATGTTCTTCAGCGTGATGACTTAGCGCATATCACGTTGTTTGCGGCCTATCACGGGCTCAGGCAGGGGGAGATCCTCAAGCTCAGGTGTAAGGACATTGATCTGATCACCAAGCGCATCACGGTTGGTGGTGAAGCGGAAGTCACGACAAAGGCGGGCAACGTTCGCGTTGTTCCCATCCATGAGTCGTGTCTCAAATTGTTAACAGATCGTTGTTCACAATCATCTGGCCACACCCGTGTGTTTGGTCAGGAGTGGACGGACAAGGATCAGTTATTGAGAAATTTTCGCAAGATCAACAACCTGTTACCAAAACCAGAAGGTTACGTTTTCCATACACTTCGCCACAGCTATGCCACCTGGCTTGCTGATGCAGGTGTACCAATCCGAACCATTATGTATCTGCTTGGACACAAGCGCATAGAGACAACTCTTCGCTATGCCAAGGCAACAGATACGGCTCTGGTTGAGGCTGTGACTGCGATCTAGGCGCGACTACGGGGTGCTCTGGTACACTCCTTTTGTCCGGCAAGCGGCCTCATTCTTAGTGAGTCCAACCGCTGGAATCCCCACGCGGATGTGGCGGAATTGGTAGACGCGCTAGTTTCAGGTTCCAGCGTTTAACCTGTCCATAGTTTTACAGGTGGGGTCCATTGGGCTCCACCTCTCTTGCTATGACAGGTGTCCACTAACGCACACAAGTATTTCACGGTTCTAGCGAGGATTCTTATTGGCAACACCAGCTCAAATTGAGGAACAAGTACAGCTTGAAAGAGACCAAATACGTTTAGGCCTGAAGCGGCTAGCAGAAAACACAAGAAAGCTTGAAGAAAAGAGCTACGCCAGTGCCAGTGTTTATGGCGTTGCATCCATTGATGCCTTGCTCCCCAAGTTGGTTGAGCGCATCGAGGACACAACCAATCGTATCCATGAAGGTAAGACTGGTGTTCACTTCAAAGAGATACGCCAGTACCTAGCTGATGTAGAACCTTTAGCGGCTGCAGCCATTGCTCTCAAGATCACCTTCGACAAGGTGTTTAGTGTTAAGCAAGGCAGCGACCAAGCAACAACAATCTGCGAGGCGATTGGCTCTGCTGTTGAATCTGAGTGTCAGATGCGTCACTACGAACGCAATGCACCTGGATTGCTCAACACGCTAAAGAAGAACTACTGGCACCGTGCCTGCGGAACACACCAACGACTCGTGGTGATTCGTACACTAATGAATAGGTACGATGTGCCAGAGTGGAAGGCATGGGGTGCTGCTAACCGAGTGAAGCTTGGTGGCTGGCTTCTTGATTGCATCATTCAAACCAGTAATTGGTTTGATCGTGAGATGAAACAGGAAGGTCGGAAGCGTGTTAATTACATTGTACCGACACCCGAATTCATCGAGATCAAAGAGCGAGTCATCAAGGAGTCTGAGCTATTTGCTCCTTTGGCTTGGCCCATGCTGATCGAGCCAAACGATTGGACGAATGAACGAGCTGGGGGTTACCTATTAAATGAGGTCATGCGAGGCCACGACATGGTTCGCCGTGGCGATCCCACATCTATACAGGGGGAAACACCACTCTCCTTCCTGAACAAGATTCAGAAGGTAGCTTTCAAGCTAAACCCATTCATTGTGGGAGTCGCTGAGGAGCTAAGCAGACTGGAACGCTCAGTTGGTAAGTTCCTACCTATCGTTCATCATCCTCTTCCTGCCAAACCTGCTGACATCGCTGAGAACTACGATAGTCGTAAGGATTATCGACGACGAGCAGCAGAGGTGATGAACCTCAACGCACAAGAGTTTAAGCGCTCTTGTCGTACACGAATGACGATGGAAGCGGTCGAACGCTTTAAGAAAGTAGATCGCTTCTTTATTCCATGGTCATTTGACTATCGCGGGAGAGCTTATCCGATTCCCGCATTTCTAACACCACAGGATACTGACTTTGGTAAGTCACTGCTACGTTTTGCTGATGAGTCGTACATGACTCCTGAAGCAGAAGGTTGGTTGGCTTTCCAAGTTGCTACTTGCTATGGTCTTGACAAAGCCACGATGGCTGAGCGTCTTGAGTGGACAAAAAACAACTTCACACTCATCACGCACGTTGCTACTGACCCAATCGGATCATTACCTGAATGGGAAGCGGCTGATGAACCATGGCAATTCTTAGCAGCGTGTGAGGAGTTCTATCATTGCGTGATCGCAGCTGATAGACAATTCACAGGCTTAATGGTGGCTACTGATGCTACCTGTAGTGGGCTACAAATCCTTGCTGGATTGGCCCGAGATAAGTCCACAGCACGCCTTGTAAATGTCCTGCCTGGTGATAAGCCAGCTGATGCTTACAAGGTCGTTGCAGAGGCTGCTAAGCCCAACTGTCCTGAGAGATTACAACCTCATATGGATAGGAAAATATGCAAAAGGGTCGTGATGACTGTACCTTACAATGCTAAACCTTTTAGCAATCGTGGGTACATCAGAGAGGCGTTTGCAGAGAAAGAGATCGAACTAACCAAGGAAGAGCTTACAGAAGTTGTTAACGCTGTACGCAATGCCATGGAAGAGATCGTCCCTGGTCCTATGCGTGTTATGCGCTGGATTGAATCAGAGGTAGCAGCAGCTATTAAGCGTGGTGCAGAACAACTCACTTGGAAGACACCATCAGGCTTTGTGGTAACACAAAAGCTCATGAAGAAACAAGTTGAGTCGATTGAACTACAACTGTTAGGTCGTTGTCGTATGTCGGTGGCTACTGGTGATACCGATCAGGTAGACATCAATCATCACAAGAATGCAACATCACCTAACCTCATACACAGTCTCGACTCAAGTTTGCTCCACCTATCGGTCTTGAGGTTTGAAGCACCGATAGCTTTGATTCACGACTCCGTACTGTGCAGGGCTACTGACATGTCAGACCTGTCCACTCTTGTACGAGAAACATATATGCACCTGTTTGCTGAGCACGACTACTTACGTGACTTTGCAGAACAAATTGGTGCTGAAACAGAACCGCCGATCATTGGAGACCTTGAACCGGAATCAGTGATTGAATCTACATACTTCTTTTGTTAATGGCACAAACTATTCACGTTACCCAGAATCCTGTCGTGCTGGAAGGCTATCAAGCCATCCTGAAACCATCCAAGTTCGGTTATTCACTCAGCGCTGTAGTTGATGAGAAGCTGATTGAACTTCTGGAAGACGACCGTAAGGAGACTCTCAAATGGGCAGAGTCGAAACTGAAGAACCCAAAGCGATCCACTCTGAAGCCCGAACCATGGGAAGAAGTAGCTGAGGGTAAGTACAAAGTTAAGTTTAGCTGGAATGAAGACACACGTCCGCCCGTGGTGGATACAGAAGGTACACCCATTAACGACGACTCCACACCTATCTATAGTGGATCAACCGTTAAGTTGGCCTTCAAGCAAAAGCCCTACATCCTCCGTGATGGAGTCACCTACGGTACAAGTCTCAAGCTTGTCGGAATCCAAATTGTATCCGTCAACAGTGCTGCAGGTGTTGATACAGGCGATCTTGGTGAAACTGAAGTGGCGGCTCTCTTTGGTCAGACAAAGGGCTTTAAGGTTGCTGAGCCCAATGTCACGCCTAACCTGTCCACTGACGAACAGGAAGACGACGACGAATTCTGATGGCTTTCCGATCAGGGTTGGAGAAGAAGGTCGCTGATCTTCTCACCAACCTTGGGGTGTCGTACGAATACGAATCTACAAAGGTTCCCTACGTCTTGCAATGCAATTACACGCCTGACTTCCTGCTGCCCAATGGTATCTATTTAGAAACAAAGGGGCACCTCACTGAAGAGGATCGCAGAAAGATGAAGGCTGTGAAAGCTGCTCATCCTGATCTCGATATTCGTTTCGTATTTCAATCCCCATATAACAAGATCTACAAAGGATCTAAAACTACCTACGCAAAGTGGTGCGAAAAGCACGGCTTCCAATACTGCTCATATCAATCCATCCCCATCTCATGGCTAACTTGACTTACGGCTCTGCTGAGTATTACGCAGAAGGATTTAGCGACTATTTGGCTGATCTTGATGCGAAGGATCCCGATACAGCAAACAACTTAATCGAAGGTTTTTACCGAGCACTTGACTCCTGGTTTGAGTATCACGATGAACAAGCACGAGCATACGCAGACCTGCGGAAGCGAGTTCGTCAGGCACTTGCCGTGTGAGAACTGTGGGTCATCCGATGCAAACTCTTTGTACACGGATGGCCATACATTCTGTTTTTCCTGTAATCACTATACGAGTGGCGATGGAACAAATCACACTCATCAAAGAATGTCTGGCAATGTCATACTCAAAGGAGAAGCGCAGCGCCTCGTCAAGCGAGGAATCTCCGAAAAAGTCTGCCAACAATACAAAATCTATAAAGACGGAGACGTTTTACGCTTCCATTATTTCGACGGCTCTGGAATCCTTAAAGGCTGCAAAGTAAAGACCAAGAACAAGGTATTTAGCTATGAAGGAGAAACACCTGGCACCCTCTTTGGACAACATTTGTTTCCCGCCACTGGAAAACGAGTCGTCATCACTGAAGGGGAACTCGATGCAGCTTCATGTAGTGAGGCTATGCCGGGGTGGCCGATGGTCTCTCTTCCTAGCGGTGCCGCAGCGGCAAGAAAGTCGATTCAAAGGGCTATCCCCTGGCTCCAGGGTTATGAGGAGATTGTCCTGTTCTTCGACAATGACGAGGCAGGCCGTAAGGCAACGGAGGAAGCAGCAAGCGTCTTACCACCTGGCAAGTGCAAGATCGCTTCGATCCAAGGCGATTACAAAGATGCGTCAGACGCCTTATCTGCCAATGACTCTGAAGCGATTCGTCGAGCTATTTGGGACGCAAAACCTTACCGTCCTGATGGGATCATCGACGGAAAGAACCTACTCGATCTAGTAACTACACCATCACCACCATCTGATCATGACTACCCCTTTGAAGGACTGCAACGAAAGTTACACGGAATCCGATACGGCGAGCTTGTCACCATTACTGCAGGCTCAGGCATTGGGAAGTCGTCTTTCTGCAGGGAGCTTGCAACTTCACTTTTACAAGACGGGGAACGGGTCGGTTACCTGGCTCTTGAGGAATCGAACAGGCGCACTGCTCTCGGTTTAATGTCCGCCGCTGTTGGCAAATCACTTCACCTTGGAGAACATGACAGATCTACCCTCACCGAAGCTTATCAAGCGACTCTTGCTAACTGGAATCTCTTTCTTTTCGACGGGTTTGGTTCTTTTGATCCTGATCTCATCTACAACAGAATTGAGTACTTGGCAACGGGTCTTGATACAAGGATCATCTTTCTAGACCACCTTTCCATCCTTCTCAGTGGTCTTGATGGTGATGAGCGACGCATGATTGATACCACTATGACAAGGCTTCGTTCTCTTGTGGAGCGTACTGGTATCTCCATGTTCCTTGTTTCACATCTACGGAGAACATCCAGTGACCAGAACCATGAGGAGGGTGCCCGCGTCACTTTGGGACAGTTGCGAGGATCTGCGGCTATTGCACAACTCTCTGACGGAGTTATTGCACTTGAAAGAGACCAGCAGAGCGCATCTGGAGGAAGTGATACAACTGTGCGCGTCCTTAAGAATCGCTATTCAGGCGAAGTTGGCGTCGCGTGCCGACTGAGCTACGACCTGTCCACTTGTAAATTCTATGAAACCGAAGCAGAAGACGAGTTCGACCCAAGTACAGACTTTTGAATCTCCCCATCAGCAAGCAATGTTGACTGATCCATACAACCTTAGTGGCCGTGATCCATTTCTAACTTATGGATCCGTATGGAAAGACCCAGCCACAGCTGCTAAACGTCGATACGAAGGGAAACTGAAGCGTCCTAACCCACCCACACCTGAAGCAGTAGCAAAAGCACAGTTCGTTGATAAGACGTATGTGTGGCAAGGTAAATGAATCTGGTCTTCGATATTGAAACAGACGGATTACTGAATGATGTTACCTGTGTCCACTGTATTGGTATCCACGATCTCGATACTAAACAGACCTTTGTCTTTAATGACCAAGGCAGTGAACAACCTATCACGAAAGGTGTTCAGATGCTTGAGGATGCGGAGTGCATTATTGGCCACAATATTATTGGGTACGACATTCCTGTACTTAGGCATCTTTATCCCTGGTTTACCCCCTCTGCCGCTGTTGATACTCTGGTTATATCTCGTGTCTTACACTCTGACATTTTAGCTGTAGACCAAAAGCGTAAGTGGAAGAACATGCCACTACAGCTTTATGGTCGTCACTCATTGGAGTCGTACGGATACAGATTGGGCGAGTACAAGGGTTGCTTTGGTAAGGACACAGATTGGAAGGAGTGGTCTCCTGAAATGCAGGAGTACATGCTCCAAGACGTTGTTGTTACTACAAAACTTTGGCATCACTTTACCAAGAAATTCCTGACTACTTAAAACTAGAGCTAGATGTCTCACGTATCCTCACAGAGCAAGAGCTACATGGATGGTACTTTGACGAGCCTGCTGCACGGGAACTTGCACAAGCTCTCTACACCGAGCTTGATGGCCTTAATCGTTTACTACGGCAGCGGTACCCTTACATTGCAGGACGCGAATTTACTCCGAAACGAGTTAACCGCTCCTTAGGTTATGTAGAGGGTGCTACGTGTACCAAGCTAGTTGAATTCAATCCATCTAGTAGGGATCACATTGCATGGATCATGCAGAACCTACATGGATGGGTGCCCGATAAGAAAACAAAAGCTGGCAAGACTGCCATCGACGAGACTGTTCTCAAGGATATTGGCACTGAAGAATCCCTTCAGTTCTTCCGATGCCTAGAGCTTACAAAGCAGCTCGGTATGTTATCTGAGGGTAATAACGCATATCTAAAGCTAGTTAGAGACAATCGAATACATCACCACTGTTCAGTGGCTACTAACACACATAGGTGTGCCCACAGAAATCCAAACCTTGCACAGGTGCCCAGTGATCTTAACTTTAGAAGGTTATTCAGAGCTAGCCCTGAGCATGTCATGGTTGGTGCTGATCTCGCAGGCATTGAACTTAGAATGCTTGCCCACTATTTGGCTAGATATGATGGAGGCGCTTACGGACATGTTCTTCTCAACGGCGACATACATCAAGTCAACGCAGACAAGATTGGCATCTCTAGAAAGCTAGTCAAGACAGTAACTTACGCATTTTTATATGGTGCAGGCGACCAGAAAATTGGTCTATCGTACGACCCCCAGCTTCCCCCGAACAAGGCGAAAGAGAAAGGCGCAGAGATTCGTGCAGCTTATGTGGCTGCCATTGACGGCCTGGATAATCTACTTACCTACATTCGTAAGGCAGCTGACAGAGGTTTTGTCAAGGCGATAGATAGCAGACGCATTCCTGTTGATAGTCCGCACAAGGCACTCAATTACCTTTTGCAGTCATCAGCCGGTGTAGTTGCGAAGCGTTGGATGGTCATCGCAAACGATAACTTCCCAACCATAGACAACGACTATTTAGATCACACTCATCAGCTTGCATTCGTTCATGACGAGTTGCAGTTTGAGTGCCTACCTATCTATCAAGAAGATCTGAAGAACCACCTAGAGCTTTGCGCTGCGCTAGCTGGTGAGTACTACGAACTCCGTATCCCTATTGCTGCCGAAGGGAAGATCGGATCCACCTGGGCAGACGTACACTAATGGCAACTAAATCAAAGACTAATCTTGGCCGTGTTGAGTTTCAATCACGAGCTAAGTTTAAACATACCCACCAAGGCAACGGTACTCGTAGCCTCCCTAAGCGTGGGCGCAAGCTTAAGCGTGGTCAGGGATGAGCTTACTGATTGACGCAGACTATATCGTCTATAAGTGTTGTGCTGCCACAGAAACTGAGATTGACTTTGGAGAAGATCTCATTGTAGTTACCTCTAACTTTTCTGAAGCATACTCTTATGTTGAACGAGAGCTTGCCAACATCGCTAACGATCTTGGACATTTTGACGATTCTATTCTGTTTTTTTCTGATTCTACTAACTTCCGTAAATCTCTTGACCCAAACTATAAAGGACATCGAAATCGAAAAAAGCCGTGTGGCTACAAAAGGGTCATCAATAAGCTCAAGGAAGAGTACCACGTTGTTGTGATGCCAACTCTGGAAGCGGATGATGCTATTGGCATCTATGCAACCAAGGAACAAGGTCACATCATTTGCAGTCCAGATAAGGACATGCGACAGATCCCTGGAGATCTCTACGACCTATCAGAAGGCGTTGTAACGATCACTAAGGAAGAGGGGGACCGATGGCACCTCATCCAAACAATGGCAGGTGATCAGACCGATGGTTATGCAGGTGTACCGACTATTGGCATCAAGAGAGCAGACGCAATCCTGACTGAGAAAGGTGCTACCTGGCAGACCGTATTAGAGACCTTCCTGGAAAAGGGTCTCACTGAAGAGGATGCACTTCTAAATGCACGCCTAGCAAAGATCCTTCAAGTGGAAGATTATGATTTCACCAATCAAACCGTCAGACCTTGGACCCCCTCCAGTGGTGACGGAGCTGAAGATGGAGCAGCAGTTCAAACTCCGTCAGATTGAAGACGCATTGCGTCACCCTGACACAAAGAAAGAAGACATCATCACAGTCTTCATGGCGTTACAGCATCAAACCTTTGTGCTTAGCAATAACGTAGTCAACCTTGTTTCTAAATGGCCAACAGTAACACCAGTGGACCCGAGTATTACCGACGAGGCTCTATTCAAGTTTGGGACTTCATCCGAGACCAAGGACTGAACTTCCATCTTGGTAATGCAGTCAAGTATATCTGCCGAGCTGGTTACAAAGAAGACCGTAAGCAAGATCTAACCAAAGCAATCCACTACCTACAAAATGAGCTTGAAAACGAAATCCTTCATCAGTCAGCAAGCAAAGGAGTTCAGAGCTGGTTTCCAAGTGAGGAACAGTACGACGCCAGCTTCACGGACTATGCAGCGGACTTTGATCGTTGAGGAATTCAAAGAGTTCCTTGATGCTGAGAACCAGCTAATTATGGGGCTCACGATCAATGCCTCTGAATGTCTGAAGGAGTTAGCTGACCTTGTTTATGTCTGCTACCAGTATGCAGAGAATCTTGGTTGGGATCTTGATGAAGCGTTGAACCGTGTTCACCTAAGCAATATGTCAAAGCTTGGAGAAGACGGTCAACCTATTCGTCGTGATGACGGAAAGATCCTTAAAGGACCGAACTATCAACCCCCTAATCTTACTGACCTTGTTTAATAATGTCTAAAACCACCAAAGAACTGATCGCTCGTACTGGGCGTGTGCAGTCCTGGATTGATGATCCCACCAGCCGTCTCCCCGTTTCTTGCACCGTGTTCGTGGTGGAAGACACAATGGAGGGACCAAATGGTATTGAAGCATCGTGGCGATTTGTCAGTCATGCTCTCCGCTATGGAGCGGGAGTTGCAGTACATCTCTCCAAACTCCGACCCAAAGGAGCTGAAAACGGTAAGGGACTTGTTGCATCAGGCCCTGTCTCTTTTGCAAAAATCTACTCAACGCTAAACGAAATCCTTCGTAGAGGGGGTGTTTACAAGAATGGCGCTGTCGTATGTCATCTTGATCTTAACCATCCTGATGTTCTTGAGTTCATCAGTGTTAGTAGGGCTGATCTACCTTGGGTCAAGCGCTGCGTCAACATTAACCAGTATTGGTGGGATGAAGCAACGCAAGAAGTAAGGGAAGCCCTCCTTGATGGCATCCGTAAAGGCGACATCTGGCTCAACAAAACCAAAGTAGATCGAAATGGAAATCGAATCCGGGGTAACGTTTGCCTGGAAGTTTACCTCCCAAGCCGGGGCACCTGTCTACTGCAACATGTCAACCTCGGCGGATGCGAACTTGATGATATTCAAAGTGCGTTTGTCCACGGAATGTCCGAGCTGTGCTCACTTCACAGCAAAACAGGTGTTGGAGAAAGCGGAGAATACTTGCCTGCAGAGACAGATCGCCAAGTCGGTCTCGGAATGCTGGGACTTGCCAACCTTCTCCGATTGAATGGTGTTACCTACAACGCCTTTGCTGCTGGCCTAGAAGCTGTTGTTAGCGGAAGGCCCTACCCTGCAACTCCTGGCTACCTAATTGCCAAAGAGCTTGAGGCAGGTATTAATGCCGCTGCTGAGGTAGCCAAGTTCAACAAGATGGAGCGTGCCTTTGCTATTGCTCCTACTGCCTCCTGTAGCTATCGCTATACAGACCTAGAAGGCTTTACAACCACCCCCGAGATTGCTCCTCCCATTGCCCGCCAGGTAGACCGTGATAGCGGCACCTTTGGCGTCCAGAGCTACGACTACGGTCCTGTTGAGATCGCGTCTGAAGTTGGCTGGGAAGACTACAAACGTGTAGCAGACGGCATCATGTCACTGCTAGACAAGACGGGACTTCTTCACGGTTATAGCTTCAATAGTTGGTCTGATGTGATCACCTATGACGAAGCGTTTATTGAAGAGTGGCTGCAATCCCCGCAGACCTCCCTTTATTACTCGCTTCAAGTAATGGGTGACACACAAGATAAGTCCAATGTCTATGCGGCATTGGAGGAGTCTGAAGTCAACGATTACTTGGAGTCGATTCTTAATGATCCGACTGGGTTTAACCAGTCACCGGCTCCTGATTGTAATTGCGGCGAATGAACCCTTATCAAAAACTACTTAATCGTAAACGGACCTGGACACCTGTACAGACTACTGCTGGAAAACTTGCCGAAGGTGCAGAAGAAGCAATCTACCGGGCACTCGCTATCCGACACATGGAATTACCTGTGGGTGAGTTTATCGAGGATGCCCTTGCCTCTGACGTTCCAGTTCTGGCACGGGAACTACTCAAATCAAATATCAAAGACGAAGAAAACCACGACTTGGCTCTTGGTTATGTCGCCAATGCTATTGGTACTGATCCGCAAGCTGAGGCCGAAGCACTTAAGTTGCGAGAGGCGTGGACTTCGCATCCAGATCACACAATCCTTAAAGCGTTGGTTGCCGAGCGTGCAATTTTCTTCGTTCTACTCCCATTCTTTCGGTTTAATGGTGACGCTGGACTCCGTACAGTATCTGCAGACATAAGTCGTGATGAGCAAGTACATGTTGCAACGAATAGCTTGGTGGCTGCTGAGCTTGGTCTCCATTGGAGTCCTTCTTTGGATAAGCTCAGGAAGGCAACCATAAACTGGGTACTTCAGCCACTAGGTAGAAATACCGAGTCGAAATATTTGGACAAAAAATTTTGGCTGGATGCGAGTGATCGCTTGATGTACGAGGGCAAAGCTCCAGAGCTTTCTGACACCAAGAGAGCCCGTATGCCAGCGTTCTTTGAACATGCAAACCCCAACCTCCCACAATATGCTTAGCCTGCTGGAAACATCAGGCTTACAGCTACAATCAATCCTCCAAGAACTAGAGGATAACTTTCCACCTGTTAATCCCCACCCGGATGATCCAAACAATCTCATAATGTACCGCTCCGGCCAACGTTCAGTGGTCGAGTGGATTAACCATCGACTTAAAGAAGACAATGGCAGTATCTGATTTTATCAGCAACGGCGGCTTTGGCATGAACTCGTTTGATCGAGCCAAGGCTGCAGGATATAGCGACCTTGACATCTACAATTTCTTGTCAAGGTACAACGGAACTATTGGTGATCAAGTTCGCTCTAACATGGCGACCTTCAACCAGTCACAAGCTCAGAGCCAAGGCGGCCTCGGACTTGAATCCTATAATCGAGCATTGGCTTCTGGTCAAACACCACAGCAATTCTTTGATTACGCCAAAGGATCTGGTCTGACTATTGGTGCTGGCTTGCAAGCTGAAATGGATAAGTATGCAGCCTCTCAAGCACGCCCTATGCAAATCAGCGATGCTAAGGGTGTCAACCAAGCACTTAAGATCGCAGGTGAAGGAGGCATTACTCGACAAGAACTTAATAATATTACTGAGACAACTGGCAAGTCTGCAGCCACTGTCATTAAACAGTTAGACAAGGTTAACAGCAAACTTAAAGATGCAAACCTAGCCAGGATCCGTCTTAATTCTGGTGCAGCAAACACGCTGATCAAGCAGTCAGGGCCAGCTTATGGTGGCTTTTATGGTCTTACTCAGAAACCTACATTTGGAACTGGTAATATTGGTAAGGCGTTAGAAAGTATGCGCGGTACTCTCCCTAGTGGAGGTTATACAAACCCTCAAAGTGGATACAGCATGACAACTCCTGGTACTGCTCCTACACTTATGATGGGTGGTACTCAAATCCGAGGCGGTGGACGACCTACTGTTAAGGGTTTTGGGGAGCAATATACGTACAAACCCGGTAATGATTACAGCTATACACCAGCTGAATCAACGGGCACGGGTACTGGAGATCCAATCCCAACTACGACTGCCCCTGAAGCAACTGCTGAATCGAAGTTCGGTCCTGGTGGACCTGGCTCTGCATTAGATGGTGGAGCAACAGGGTTCCGTCCCCGTCGTTCACGTTGGCGTACGACTGGACAAGCATCTAAAGGTACAGCCAATCTAAAAATCAACGGTCAAACCGGACGTAGCTCTGGAGTGAACCTAGCCGTTAGCTAAACACAATGTCAGCAAAAACAAGATATGACTATTTAGCAAGTGATCGTTCTCAATTTCTAAACGTAGCAAGACAAGCTGCTGACCTAACTCTTCCTTATCTCAATCGTGGTGAGGAAGAGTTTGTCAAAGGAGCACGTCATCTACCTACACCGTGGCAAAGCGTTGGTGCAAAAGGGGTAGTTACTCTGGCATCTAAATTGATGCTAGCTCTACTGCCCCCTCAAACCAGCTTCTTTAAGCTCCAGGTAGATGACAGTGCATTGGGTACGGACTTCCCACCGGAGGTTCGTTCTGAGCTTGACCTTTCCTTTGCAAAGATTGAACGTACTATCCTTGAATCCATTGCTGCTTCCAGTGATCGTGTCGTTGTACACCAAGCACTGAAGCATCTGGTGGTAGCAGGTAATGCGTTGGTCTTCATGGGAGAGAAGCAGCTCAAACTATACCCCTTGAATCGCTACGTAGTAGAAAGAGATGGTAACGGCAATGTGCTTGAAATAGTCACTAAAGAACGCATCTCTAAGAAGCTACTGAACCTTCCTCCTGCTGTACCCAACTCTGTTGCAGGTACTGAAGCTGAGAGGAATGATGAGGTAGACATCTACACGCATGTACGCCGAGACAACAATAGGTTTGTCTGGCATCAAGAATACGAAGACAAAATCATCCCTGGTTCAATGGGTAAAGCACCTGTTGAAGCAAACCCCTGGCTTGTCCTTCGCTTTAACACTGTTGATGGTGAAGTCTACGGTCGTGGCCGTGTTGAAGAATTCATCGGAGATCTACGCTCCCTTGAAGCACTCTCTCAGGCCCTCGTAGAAGGCTCAGCAGCAGCCGCTAAAGTTGTCTTCGTAGTGTCACCCTCAAGCACCACTAAACCGGCCACGCTGGCCGCTGCAGGTAACGGTGCAATCGTTCAAGGTAGGCCTGATGACATTGGTGTTATTCAGGTAGGAAAGACTGCTGACTTCCGTACAGCTTACGAGCTGATGCAGTCTCTTGAACGTCGTCTCAGTGAGGCATTCTTAATCCTTTCTGTCAGGCAGTCCGAAAGGACAACTGCTGAGGAAGTACGGATGACACAAATGGAACTGGAGCAACAGCTCGGTGGACTGTTTAGTCTACTGACTACTGAGTTTCTTGTTCCGTATCTTAACCGTAAGCTCAATGTCTTCCAGAAGACCGGACAAATTCCTCGTCTTCCAAAGGATATTGTTAAACCTACTATTGTTGCTGGTGTTAATGCCCTAGGCCGTGGTCAAGATCGCGAAAGCCTTGCTGCTTTCCTGACTACCATTGCTCAGACAATGGGTCCAGAATCCATTGCCAAATACATCAACAGCGATGAAGTAATCAAGCGTCTTGCAGCATCTCAAGGTATTGATGTACTCAACCTTGTCAAGAGCGTTGATGAGATGAAGCAAGAACAGATGGAAAACATCGGTGTTCAGAAGGATATGGAAGTTACCAAGCAACTTGGTCAGCTTGCCAGCACACCACTGATGGATCCCTCTAAGAACCCTGAAGCATTGAATTTAATTAATGGACAAAACCCAGCCATCCCGCCCGAAACGGGTCAAGAATCCGCCGGTCCCATCCCCCGAGGTGGTTGAGCCAGCTACTGACGATTCAGGAAACAAATACGCACAACGTACCAAGATCGGTAAACCAACAGTTGGTGTCCCCAACCGTGTTGAACGAGTAGGTCTTGGCAATCTTAAAGTAATTACCACCAATGGCTACACTGACGTACGATCCGACTGAGGCACAAGACGGAGAATTCTCCGCAGAAGAACTTGATTCACTGCAAGTAGGTGAAGCACTTGAGGAGCAGCAGCAACAACTGCTTGCTGGTAAGTTCAAAGATGCAGAAGATCTAGAACAAGCTTACCTTGAACTGCAACGTAAACTAGGTAATCGGGAAGAGCAACCTGAACAAGAACCTCAATACGAGGAGCAACAGCAACAAGAAACAGAACCTGTTGATGCTTCTTTCCTTGATGCTTTGTGGAATGAAAGTCTTACAGAGTACACTGATGACACTCTGGCTAAGCTAGAGCAAATGTCTGCTGCTGATGTAGCACAGATGTATCTTGACTTTAGGTCTCAAGTCGAGGAGTCCCCACAGTCAGCTGAACTAACAGCTGATGATGTGAGCAGCTTGCAAGGAATTGTTGGAGGTGAGCAGCAGTACGGTCAGATGATGGCATGGGCACAAGAATCTCTTAGCGAACAAGAGATCAATATGTACGATGCTGTTATGGATCGTGGAGATCCTCTTGCCTGCTACTTTGCTGTTAATGCTTTGGCAATGAGGTTCCAAGATGCACAAGGCTATGACGGTCAGATGCTTACTGGTAAAGCTCCATCCTCTCAGCAGCAGGGCTTCCGTAGCCAAGCAGAACTTGTACGAGCTATGAGTGATCCTCGCTATGACAACGACCCGGCATACCGTGCTGATGTAGCTGCAAAGCTTGAGGTATCTGATCTTAACTTCTAATGAACGACACTAATCTCTGGGCTAAAGAACCACCTATGTACACCGACAAAGATTACACTGTGCCTCATAATGAGCGAGCTGAACTTCTCAATGGTCGCCTGGCTATGCTTGGCGTTATTGCAGCTATCGGCGCTTACGTTACTACTGGTCAACTGATTCCTGGTATCTTCTAATGAAAGGCAAAGGCGGCAAAGGCGGCGGCGGTAAGAAAGGCTGCTGATAACAGATCCGTCAGTACTGCGCGTGTGCTGGCGGATTAGTAGGAGTAATCAATATTAAAGTTCTTCGCTTTATTATTATGATTCCTATTCTAACTACTCTGTCAGTCATTAGTTCGTGGTATGGACCGGGTTTTAACGGTAATCTCACAGCTAATGGTGAACGGTTTAATCAACAATCCCTTACTGCAGCGCACAAGACACTCCCCTTTGGAACACGCCTTCAGGTTTGCTTCAAGCGGTGTGCCGTTGTTCGGGTAAATGATCGTGGTCCTTACATTCCTGGAAGGAGCATTGATCTTAGTAAAGGTGCGGCTGATGCAATCGGTCTCACTGGCTCTGGAGTTGGACGGGTAAAGGTAACTCGACTAAACTAACTTCAATGACAACTGCTATTGCAGCACCACGCTCTCAGGATACCTCTTGGGAGCGTTTTTGTAGCTGGGTAACCAGCACCGATAACCGTCTTTATGTTGGGTGGTTTGGAACACTGATGATTCCGTGTCTCCTTGCAGCCACCATTTGTTTCATCATTGCATTCATTGCGGCTCCACCAGTTGACATTGATGGCATCCGCGAACCTGTAGCCGGAAGCCTTCTCTATGGAAACAACATCATATCGGGAGCCGTCGTTCCGAGCAGCAATGCCATCGGACTACACTTCTACCCAATTTGGGAAGCTCGTTCACTTGATGAATGGCTCTATAACGGGGGACCGTTCCAACTTGTGGTCTTCCACTTCCTCATTGGCATCTATGCTTACATGGGACGAGAGTGGGAACTTAGCTATCGACTAGGGATGAGGCCCTGGATCTTTGTCGCATACTCTGCTCCTGTTGCTGCAGCGTCGGCAGTATTCCTGGTGTACCCCTTTGGTCAAGGTTCGTTCTCCGATGCTATGCCTTTGGGTATTTCGGGAACCTTCAACTACATGCTTGTCTTCCAAGCCGAACATAACATTCTCATGCACCCCTTCCATATGCTCGGCGTTGCTGGAGTATTCGGTGGGTCGCTATTCAGTGCTATGCACGGTTCGCTTGTTACGTCCTCGCTTGTTCGTGAGACGACTGAAGAGATCTCTCAAAACTATGGCTACAAGTTTGGGCAAGAAGAAGAGACTTACAACATCGTAGCCGCTCATGGTTACTTTGGACGTATGATCTTCCAATACGCATCTTTCAATAATAGCCGTTCTCTACACTTCTTCCTTGCTGCCTGGCCGGTGGTAGGGATTTGGTTCGCTGCCTTGGGCGTTTCTACAATGGCATTTAATCTGAACGGTTTCAACTTCAACCAGTCACTACTCGACAACAATGGTCGTGTCGTTAATACTTGGGCTGATGTTCTCAATCGCGCTAACCTCGGCTTTGAGGTAATGCACGAACGTAATGCTCATAACTTCCCACTTGATCTGGCTACACACACTGCTCCTATTATTGGATAACAATGGCAAAAGCTTATGATCCGAAGGTGTCTTCGGTTACTGTGCAGTATGTAACTACTGCTTCTGACGCTCGGGCATTTATTAGTGCCTATGGCGAAACTGCTCAGACCCTCACTGAACTTAGCCCTAAGGGTACGAAGGTTCAAGCTGGTGGTGCTGCCTGGGCATAAATAAACTGGAGCAGGGCACCTCAGAGTCGGACCCTGCTCTTCTTGACTATTGGCCTCCACGGAGACAACCTTTAGTCATGACAGTCTGGAGAGACAGACACAAACAATATCTTTGAACACATGTCTATTCATGTGATTCTCTAAGCGCTTAGGGAGACGTATCTAAAACTCTCTCTTTACTATTGTGGCTAACACTACCGTAACTTCTATTGGTCGCGTAAATAATACGTCGGCCACTCCTCTTGCTCTTGGTACTGCTTATGATACCAAGTACGCAACTTACCTGAAACTGTTCTCCGGCGAGATGTTCAAGGCGTATGAAAGCGCCACTATCGCTAAGGGCACTGTTCAGAGCCGTACTCTTAAGAACGGCAAATCCATGCAGTTCATCTTCACTGGCCGCATGGAAGCTGCTTACCACGAGCCTGGTACTCCGATCCTGGGTTCTGGTGATCCTCCGGTGGCTGAGAAGACCATCGTCTGTGACGACCTGCTGATCTCCAGCGCTTTCGTCTATGACCTTGATGAGACTCTTGCTCACTACTCTCTGCGTTCGGAGATCGCCGCTAAGATCGGCCACGCTCTTGCCGAGGCATACGATAAGAAGATCTTCCGCACCATTGCTAAGGCTGCTCGCGAAGCTCACCCCATCACTGCTGCTCCTGGTCCTGAGCCCGGCGGTAGCATCATCCAACTGGGTGCTAACAAAGAGTATGACGCTCAAGCACTTGTGGATGCCTTCTTTGAGGCTGCTTCCATCATGGATGAGAAGAACCTGCCTAAGCAAGGCCGTGTTGCTGTACTGTCTCCTCGTCAGTACTATGCACTGATCAGCCAAGTTGATACCAACATCCTGTACCGTGAATTCGGTAACACTCAGGGTTCCATGAACTCTGGTGATGGTCTCTATGAGATCGCTGGTATCAGCATCAAGCGTTCTAACAATCTGCCTTTCCTGGCTGGCAACATTGCCGCTGTGAACGGTGAGAACAACAACTACTCTGGTGACTTCAGCACCCACTGTGGTCTGATCTACCAGAAAGATGCTGCTGGTGTTGTTGAAGCTATCGGTCCTCAAGTGCAGACCACTGGCTCTGACGTGAAGACCCTGTATCAGGGTGATGTGATCGTCGGTCGTCTGGCCATGGGCTGTGGCACCCTGAATCCTGCTGCTGCTATCGAACTGCAGTCTGCTCGTTCCTGATAACTGAGGTACTAACTAATGGCTAACCTCACTACTGCTGCTGGTAACAATGGTGTTGCTGGCACTGTTAACTTCGCCACTCGTACTGTAACTGGTGCCCTTGGCACTACTTACGCTGACAACGGTAACCTGGCTGTCTCTGACAACCATGCTGTCCGTCGTTGTGTGGCCAAAACTCAGCGTGGCTGGGGATCTTCCGTGAACGCCTCTGGTGTGTTCTCGGAGACCCAAGGCTTCCGCACTGCTTACACTGGTGTTGAGGCCGATACTCCGGCTCTCGATGCTAGCCGTACTGCTGTCTGATTTATTCGGGGATCCTTCGGGGTCCCCCTTTTTTTTATCTAGCATTTAACACTATTGTTATGCCGTTCCCTACCACTAACGCTCAGACTGAGCTTCAAGCTGTTAATGAAATTCTGGCGTCAGTTGGTCAGGCGCCTGTAACCACCCTTACTCAAACCAACCCGGACGTTGCGATTGCATACGACACCCTTCAACAAGTGTCACGGGAGGTGCAGGCAGAAGGCTGGACTTTTAACCGGGAATATGACTACCCGTTCAATCCTGACAATAACAACGAAATCGCTATCCCCAATAACGTATTACAACTTGACTTGACTCCTGACTATAGGAATAGGGATGTAGTGCGTCGTAGTGGAAAACTTTATGATCGTACAGCTCACTCCTACGAATTCACAGAGCAAGTTAATTGTGATGTGACCTGGCTATTTGATTGGGTTGATCTTCCGATCCCTATCAAGGACTACATCGTTGCACGTGCTGCAAGCATTACTTCAAGTCGAATTGTTGGTGATAGCACTCAGTACCAGATGCTCCAACAAAAGGAAGCGTACTGCCGTGCTATGGCTCTTGAGTATGAATGCAATCAAGGTGACTACACCTTCTTTGGTCATCCTCGTGGAGCGAATTATTACAACAGCTTTGAACCCTATAAGGCATTGTATCGCTGATGGCAAGTGTAACCCAACGAATTCCTAATTATCTGGGTGGTGTCTCACAGCAGCCGGACAGCATGAAATTTGCTGGTCAGCTTAGTGAGTGTATCAACGCCTATCCTGACCCTACCTTTGGTCTTATTAAACGTCCTGGTGGAGCCTTTCTTTCTGAACTGAAAGACTCCTCAGGCAATGTGATTGCACCTGGAACCTACGACAACGGTAAGTGGTTCTCCATTTTCCGTGACAATAACGAGCAATACATCGGAGTCATCAAAGGTACTGCGATCAATATTTGGAGCTTGATCGACGGCACCCCGCGTACGGTCACATACGGTACAGGTGCTACGAGCTACCTGACTGGTACAAAGGATGACTACGACGTACTGACAATTAACGACTATACATTCATTACCAATAAGACTGTAACTGTCACCACTCAAGCTGCAGATTCGTACACCTATAAGCGTGCCGCAACAATCCGCTTGTTTGCTGTTGAGTACGGTGCTAAGTACGAAGTGGTGATCAATGGCAATACTATCAGCTATACGACCTTTAATGCTGAAAACACAATCTCTTCTCCTTCTCAGACACAGACCACAGTTAATTCTGATGTCATCCTGGACTCTTTGACTACATCCATTGATGCGTTAGCAAATATCAGTGCTACACGGATTGGTTCTGCTATTGAAATTACCAGTACTGTTGACCTAGACATCACTGTTAAGGGTGGTCAGGACGGAGAAGCAATGGCTGTGGTCATTGATTCTGTTGATAACTTATCTCGTCTTCCTGCTAAGGCCGCACACAATAGAGTAGTTAAGGTCAACAACAGCACCAAGGTTGAAGACGATTACTACGTTCAATTCATCGCTGACAACAGTATTAGTGGTCCTGGTTACTGGCAAGAGACAAAACAGCCTGACATCAGTCCTGGTCTTAATGATGCCACGATGCCTCACCAACTTGTGAGAAACGTTGACGGAACATTCACATTTAGTGAGGTCAGCTATGAGCCAAGGTTGGTTGGTGATCTACTTAGCAACTCTGATCCCAGCTTTGTTGGTAACACAATTCAACAACTCTTCTTCTACAACAACCGTCTTGGTGTGTTGACTGAAGAGAACGTGTCTATGAGTCAAGCTGGTGACTACTTCAACTTCTACCACACCAGTGCTCTGACAACAGTTGCTTCTGATCCTGTTGATATTTCCTGCTCCAGTATCCGTCCTGCAACCCTACATGGCGTTGTACCTGTTGCACAGGGTCTGCTGCTCTTTAGTCGCTCTCAGCAGTTCCTACTGCAGGGTGACAACGGTATCCTCACCCCTGGTGGTACGACCATCAAGACCATCTCCAACTATGAGATGGATACCTTGAATGATCCTGTTGACCTTGGTACAACTGTTGCCTTCATCTCTAAAACACCGTCTTACTCCCGTGTGTTTGAGATGCAGACACAAGGTCAAGACGACAGTCCTATTGTAATTGATATCTCTAGGATTGTCCCTGAATGGATTCCATCCAATGTTGATCAGGTTGTTGGTTCACCTCAGAACAGTCTGCTTTCCTTAGGGTCTACCAGTACCAACGACATCTATCTCTTCCGTTTCTACAACAGTGGTGAGAAGAGGGAGATTCAATCGTGGTTCCGTTGGAAGATCAGCGGTAACCTGATGCACCACGCTGTTGATAGGGATGTGTTCTGGGTGCTGTCAAAGCAACAGAACTCCTACGCCATTCAAAAGATCTCACTGGTTCAGAGTCCTACTTCATCAACCTTCCTTACGTCTGACGGAAGTAAGATCGATCCACGTCTTGATATGTGGAAGGCACCAACCAGTACAGTTTTTGTCAGTGCCGGTGGTGTTGAATATACAAAGGTCTACCTACCGTTCAAACACGACTCTACGAGAACTATCTGCGTAGTTACTGCAAACCCTAACGCTGTAACACCGACATACAGTAACTCTGGTCTTGTGTTGTTCCCCACAGTCCTCCAAGACGGTGGTGGGTACTACGCCAAGGTCGATAACCTTGACCTTACAAGTGAGAGCCTGATCGTTGGCTATACCTACGAGATGGACCTTGAGCTGCCTCGTGTCTACTACAGACAAGGTAACAGCGCTGACATTACAGACTACACAGCAACACTAACACTAGCCAGGATGAAGTTTGAACTTGGTCTTACTGGAGATGTTGCCTTCAAATTACAAGCATTAGGACGCACCCAATGGGATGACATTGAAGGTGTCCGTGATGCTGACTACTACCTTGCTAATGACATTCCATTTGCAAAGACAACACAGTTTACTGTACCTATCCACCAGAAATCAGAGAACATCCGACTACGTGTTTTTTCTGATTCACCGTTCCCTGTTAGTTTAATCTCAATGATGTGGGAAGGAAACTATTCACCACGATATTATAGGAGGGCTTGATAGATGCCATTACCTTTTCTTGCTTCATTAGGTATTACAGCGGTTGGAGCTGCTACCAGTATGTATGGAGGAGCAGCTGAGGATTCTGCTAGGAATAAAGCCACTAGAATTGCCTTTAAATCAGCAATGGATCAGTGGCGCTATACCAACCAACAAGGTAAGCGCGACTACAACTTTGCCGTTAGAGGCGTAAATATTGCTCGGCAGAATGAAGCTGCTGAACGTGGTTGGAGAGATCAGACTGCACTGCTCGACTATCAGCACGGAATGGCAATCCGTGACTACGAGTACGGTATGCAAATGCGTGCCTACAATAAGTCCGAGGAGACTTATAAGAAGCAACTCAACTTCAATAACATGGCTGCACAAGTGGCTCTGGAGTCTGAAGATAGATGGTTAGACGAGCGTTTCAAAGAAACAGCATTCGCAAATCAAGACCTAATCGTTCAGCTACTACAAGAAGAGGGTAAGGCAAGCCTTGTACAGTCAGGTAGATCTGCAGGAAAGGCTGTTCAGTCAGTTCTAGCTCAAGCTGGTAGAAACCAAGCAATTCTTGTTGAGTCTCTCACATCTGCTCAGAAGCAGTCTGCTGTTAATCGTAAGAAGATTCAGACAGACAAGTATGGTGCGGATCTTATGGCTGATGCTAACCGTATGCTTAAGCCTGAAATTGCTCCTGCACTGCCTAAGCCAATTCCACTCCCTCAATCTATCTTCCAAAATCCGCAGAAGTGGAAGAATACTCCGAGGCCGAGAATGGGTGCTATGACAAATTCTGGATTTACCAGTGCAGCACTGTCTTCCGGTTCAGATCTCTTCTCGACAGTTATGAATGGTATTAAGTGGGGCTAATAGCAGAGCTAACGTTAATCAGACATTACACTTAAATGGATCAAATCTCGTACCAAGGGTACGCCCAGCGTACAGCATTTGACCCGATCAAAGCACCAGATCAAACTGCAAGAATCCTGGCGGAGGGTGAGCGCACCATACGTGGTATGCAAGCCGTCCGCAGACAGGAGCAGGAAAATCGTGATGCTTTTGCAGCGGGTCTAGAGCGTAAGAATCAATTAGAAGCTCGTAACCGAGAAAGTAACTACAATCTCCAAAAGGGCTTCAGGGAAACATATCAGAAGGCTCTCCAACAGAATTATCGGATTGAAGCCGAGAATGCTAATGTAAGGGCTGGTAATATTGAGCAGACTACCAAGGCTCTTGCATCCTTCTCTCAAACTCTTGGTAAGCAGTTAGCTGTCTATCAAGAACAAAAAGATGAAGCAGATGAACTTGCTGGCTACAATGCTATCTTTGAACTAGGCATCACTCTTGAAGAGTACAACGCTCTCAAGGCTGGTGAAGCAAAGATTGATGCCTTCGATCAAGCTACTAACAACGTCACACAACAGCTCCAGGAACGTGGGGTATCGGCTGAACAGATTGCTCAGATCCGTGGTCTGAGTGGTCGTAAGGCTTACGGTGCCATGAAGGCGTTTGCCATTCAGGGTGCGGATAACTACCCACTGTTTAGGGCTGAGAACCAAGACCGTGAGTTTGAGATCAACGGTGAAGCCTACACGCTAAACACTGCACGTAACGCTGGTCCTGCTATTTGGGCTGCTGTCAATGCTCAGCTTAGAACTGAGTACATGAAGCAGTATCGTGGTCTTGATGGTAAGTTCCTCAATGAGTATCTCTTCAAAGGGATGCGTGATGTTGAGAATCAAGAAAAGATCTCGTTTGCTAATGATCGTCAAAAGGCACTAGCTGCTGAGTACAAAGAACAGCAAACCAATGAGTTTGTTACCGACTTCAAAGCTACTGGTGCTCAAGGGGTTCTCGATTGGATCCAACGTACATCAGGTGGTACTAGCGTAGGTCTTCGTAACCAGCGTCTTGCTGCTATCGACATTATGGTCGATATGGCAGCTAGTGGTCAGTTCCAAGCAGCTGATCTTGAAGAGTTGCGTGGTCTTGGTGTCACACTCAATGGCGCCAAAAGCGATAAACCATTTGGTGAGCTGTATGGTCGTGACCTTGCCAAACTTGAAAATGCGATCAATGACTTTAATGTCAAGCAGTATCGCCAACAAGAGTTTGATCTAGAGAAGGATAAGAAGGATGCCATTGCACAGCTCCATGATTACGTCACTCAAAATGGTCCTCTGAATGAAGAGGAAAAGAAGCAATATGAAGAGTGGTGGAGGCAGACATTCCGAGAGCATCCTCCCGGTGATGTAACTAAGTTCACTACTACTGAAGAACTGGCTGATGCTGAGGCTAAGCAACAACTAGAGCTTAAAGCTCGTTCAGGTCAACTCACTACTCTTGAACTAATGAGTGGTAAGTACAGCACTACCCTCATCAACCAGTATCGCTCCTTCGCTAAGCAAGGTGATACGGCTAGTAAAGAGTTTGTCACCAGCACTAAGAAAGCTGTTGATCAAGAACTCAAGAAGTCTATGGGCCTATTAGCAGCTAGCCCTGATCAACTAAACGGTCAGTTCTACATGATGCAGGCTATTGCCCATCAAGACCTTGAGGCTCGTGCTCAGAAACTTATGGGTCAAGGTGCCCAACCTGAGCAGGCCTATCAAGAGGCATGGCAGGAGATCTCTAAGGATATTGTCAAAGGTCAGAAGGGTGATGGTCGCTATGCACTCAAGATGAGTGGTGGTCAGCCTGCTTCTGGTGATGATGCTGGTTTCCAATACCTCAGTCGTGATAGCGGTCAACAGCAGTCAATCCGTCGTATCTCCCAGATTCGCAACCGTATTGCTGAGGACCATAAAATAATCACTAAGACAAACATCCTCACTCATGATGAGGTAGTAGCTGTGAAGAACGTAGGTAAAGGTGGTGCTATTCCTCGCTTCGTTTATGCGATGAATGACATGTACCCCAACATGACTCCATACGAGATTATGGACATCTTGATGGAGAGTGCTGGTCAGAAGCCTGTCACACGTCCTCCAGCTGCTGCTGTCTATGAGGGTGTACGTCCACAGTTCCGTGGTCTTATGACCTTCCGTCCCTCACTGGCTAGAACTGCTCAGGCTTATGCAATGAGTGGTGGTCCTGGTGCTCCTTACCAGGGTCTGCTAGATATGATCGCTAGTAAAGAATCCAGTAATGATACTAAGTTTGGTGGGTACGACTCCCTAAACACAGGTGGTGATGCAGGTGGTCATGTAGCAATCGGCTCTGGTACAGGTCTTGGGAGGTTTGGTCGTCCTCTCACACAGATGACTGTTGGAGAGGTTATGGACCTTCAAGCACGAGGCAAACTACACGCCACTGGTCGCTATCAGATTGTAGGTGGCACTCTTGCTGGTCTTGTCTCTCAAGGTAAAGCGAGTCGTTCAGACTTGTATGATCAAAATACGCAAGATAAACTTGCCATTGCTTTGATCCACCGTAGAGCCGGTAAGTTCTTCAAAGGTCAAGAGTCACTTAACGAAGCTATCTATGGAATGGGTAGTGAATGGATTGGTCTTCAATACGTCAAGCCTAACCAACTAGGTGCTGCTCTAAACACTGCCAAGGCAAACCTCAACAACCCCAACTTTGATGTGTCTCGGATGAAGTCCAGTGTCATCTACAAGGTAGGCGGTATTGGTCCTAGTGGTCCTGGTCACTTTGGTCCCCACCTGGACATTAAACAAGACAACGGTAAGTTCTTCTCCCGTAACTCGCTGGATAACTATGTTGGCTTCCAAACAGCTAGTGGTCTACTTCCTGTTAGCTCAGGTGTAACCGTAGATGGTGGTCAATTTGGTGCATCTAGAGATGGTGGTGCTCGCGTCCATGCTGGCTGGGACTATGCCATGCCTCAAGGTACAAAGGTAGTCCTCCGCAATGGCGCCTGGGTTGTAGGGAAAGTAAGGACTGAATACGGAGACAAACTAACGATTGCACTGCCAGATGGTAGGCGGTTTAACATTCTTCACGGTAATGCTGTATGAGCACATTTGATGATCAGTTTGAGGTAAATCAAGATGCCTTAAACCGATATAACAATTTGGAGGCTATTAATCAAGAGATTCAAGCCGATAAACAAGCAGCCAATGCCGAAGCCGCAGCCACCAAAAAGGCAGAGCAGGAGATGGCTGCCAAGAAGAACCCTGATGGCTCACTGAAGGGTTCCCATGAAATTAAAGATCCTAAGAAGTTTGGTCTTGGTGAGAATCTGACTGAAGCTGGTAATGCGATTGGTGGTGGTCTTATTGACGCCTACAACAGTGTTGTCAGTCTTCCTAAGTTCTTTGATCCCAAGTTCTATCAACCTGATACCCCACAGAAGCCCTACCTCTACGACAACCCGCTTGTCATTAAAGAGAAGCCTATTACTCGTACTGTATGGGGTAATGCCATTCGTACCGTTACTGAATTCGGTATCGGCATGGTTGGTGTCGGCAAGGTTGGTATGGCCATCAAGGGCGTTAAAGGCCTTCAGATGGCTGCCAAAGCCTCTACAGCAGGTCGTCTTGCTGCAGGTGCTGTCCAGGGTGCTGTTTATGACACCATCAGCAACACCTCTCAGCAAGGCAACGTAGCTGCAGCACTCATTCAGATGAAACCTGAATGGTCGAATGTGCTGAAGCCTATTGCTACTACAGAGGATATGTCTCCTGCTCAGCGTGCTCTTATGAACACAGCTGAGGGACTAGGTATTGGCCTGGTCATAGACGGTGCTCTGGAGGGCGTAGGAGCCGCTGCAAGGAGCCTCAAGCCCGCCGCTAAGGGGAATGTACCTAATCCGACTCAGGAGGCCCTTGAGCGGTCTTCTAGGATTGAGTATGCACAAAAGACTGAGCAAGTACAACGTTACGCTCAGAAGGACTATGAAGCTGCTCAATACCGTAAGGAAAAAGCAGGTGCTGATGCTCTAGCTAAAGAGCAAGCTGCTGCTATGGGTATTGACCCATCAATGGTTAAGGGTGAGTTCCCGACCCTTTCTGAGTGGAAGGCTAACAACGAAGTACTTGGTATCGACCACTGGAAGGTACTTGGTGAGGATGAGAAGCTACAGCTGATGGCTAAGGCTTCTGAGAAGCATCAACTTGATTGGGGTAATACTCGTGACTTCTCTCGTCGTGCTGAGAAGCAAGGCAAGGCTAACCAAGAAGTTGCAGAAGATCAACTCCTAGAGGATATGCAGAATGGTGCTCCTCGTCAGAACCCTGCTTATTATGATGAGGGTGATGTAACTGATAACCAAGCCCTTACTAACACCTCACGTCCTACTAAGGGTGTGCGGGATATGATCGCTATTCGTAATGATTGGGAGCAATCACAAGGTTCTCCTCGTGGTCCCCTTACTGAAGCTCATATCCGTAGACTTGAGTACGGTGCTCCTGGTCTTAGTAAGCGTCAGATTGATCAGATTGCAGACCAGCTGGTTGCTGATCCTGCATTCCAAGCCCTTTATGGTGGCAAGAAGACACCGCAGAATATCAAGGAAGACTTTGTGGAGGCAGCTACTGAGCTGTATCGCTTCCTAAATGATGGTGGTAGCCAACGTGCTATCACAGATCTGGATGAGAATGAGCTTCGTGGGTTCATTGATAGCTTCTCTCGTACCAAGAATGGTGGTGAACTTCCCAAGACCATTATTGAAGGTCGTGAGATCCTTAACCATTCACAGCTGATCGCTACTGATCTTGTCATTGGCCAACTTACCCACGGTATGCGTGACCTTGCTAGGGGTGCTGTGAATGTTGCCGATGAAGTGGCTGTTAATGCACCTGGCGGTTTGATGGATGGAATCATCGCCCGATGGGCTGCCCTTACCCGTATCCGTAAGGAAACATCAATGCTGTCTTCCTGGAACCTGCGTAGGTTCTCTCCTGGTTTGGAAGACCTTGGCACCATGATGGAAGCCTCTGATCGTGCTGTCATGGAGTCTTCTGAGGCTCTTAAACAGCTCGTTAGAGACAATGCTAACGATGAGCTACTCCAGGTATTTAACCACTTTGTAGCTACTAATGGTGCTAACAAGTCGATGCTTGTTGACTTCAATGCCTTCATGTCTCGTAACCTACGTGGTTACCGTGATGGTGATGCTGTAGTCCGTAACAAGATCATTGATGAGGCAGCAACAATGGGTATCAACTCCATGTTGTCTGGTCCTAAGACACCTATTCGTGCTTCGGTTGGCACTGGTATTGGTACCGTAATGCGTCCTGTTGCCACTATTGTTGGCAGCCTTGGGCAGGCAGATAAAGAAGGTGTTATCCGTGGTGCATACGCTTCTCTTGGAGCTATGTATGAATCCATTGGTGAGTCTTGGAAGCGTGCTGTAGCTGACTTCCACGCTTACACACAGATGGAAGATGGATGGCGTGGTGTTATGCCTAACGCTAAGGACTATGAGTGGGAAGCACTGAAGGAAAGTGCAAAGCTGTATGGCACAGATGGAGACAAGGCGACCATGGAGATCGCTAACTTCCTCCGTACGATGAACAAGCTGCCAATCTTCAACTACGGTCCCAGGATCCTCCAGGCCTCTGATACGTTCTTTAAGAACATGATCGGTCGTGCCTCTATCAGGCAACGTGCCGTGATGGAAGTATGGGACCAGGCTAAGCAGATGGGTAAGGCTTGGGATGACGCTGATATTCCTCGTCTTATTCAAGAAGCTGAAGGTAGGTTTGAAAACAAGATCTTTACCGCTGATGGTCAACTCTCTGATGAATTGGCTAAGTATGCCTACAGCGAAGCAACCATGACAAAGGAGTTGGATGGTTTTGCTAAGAAGCTCGATGAAGCATTCAAAGCACAGCCTTACCTCCGTCCCTTCATGCTGTTTATGAAGACTGGTGTGAATGCTTTGGATATGACTTCCAAGTACACACCAATCGTCAATAACATCATTAAAGAGCACACAGATATTTTGACACGTACCTTTGATGACCCACAGCTCCTCAAGTACGGTATCAAGACTCCTGAAGACCTAGAGATCGCTAGGGCTACTGTGCGTGGTCGTCAGGCTATTGGCTATGGCTTTACCACTATGGTTGCTATGGCTGTTGCTAATGGTGTCGTTACAGGTAACGGTCCTTCTGATCGTCAACTCCGTGAAGCATGGCAGCAGTTTGGATGGCGTCCTCGTTCCATCCGTATTGGTGATACCTATGTCTCCTATGAAGCCCTAGAGCCGTTCAACACCATCCTTAGCTTCATTGCTGATGTTGGTGATGCTTCTAAGGTCATGGGTGAGCAGAAGACTGGTGATCAACTTGGTGCTATTGCTTATCTGATCTCTCAGAACGTAACCAATAAATCCTTTATGGCTGGTTTGTTCCAGGTCACTGAAGCATTCCAAGGTGGTATGAAGCTACCTCAGATTGCAGCTAACCTGGCTAACAACCAAGTACCACTGAGTGGTATGCGTAATGAGATTGGTAAGTTGATCAGTCCTGGTATGCGTGAACTGGAGAAAGGCTTCCAGCAAAGTATCTACAACCGCAACCTGTACGTTGACGTAGTATCTGGTATTACACCTAACTACCGATATGACATCCTAAATGGTCAACCACTCCAGGACTACAACCTTGCAGTTCGTCTCTGGAATGGTGTGTCTCCATTCATGGTCAATCCAACTGTCAACCCAACTAGGGATCTTCTCTTCCGTAGTGGAGTTGATCTGAAACTGACATTCAATACTGGCCCTAATAAGGAGTCTCTTGAAGGTCGTCCTGATCTCAAGTCAAAGTTCCAGTACTACGTCAGTCAGCAGAATATCGAAGGTAAGCTTCAGGCTTTATTCCAAGATCCCAAGGTCATTGAGTCTATCGTTCAGATGGAGAATGATCGGGATAATGGTCGTCGGTATGACGCCTCAACTACCTTCCACAATGCTCGTATTGAGCGCATTCTGAAGGAAGCCAAGGTAAACGCTTGGCAGCACCTGATGAACGATTCACCTGATATCCAACAACTCAACCAACAAGCTCGTCTAGAAGCTCTTGCGGCCACCCAACGTAAACAAGGCAACTCACAGAGGGCTGACCAAGTTCAACAACTCTTAGACATCGCTAAATAAGCGTCATGGCCGTCACTCAGAATACCTACACAGGGGACGGATCTACCGTCCTCTTTTCTTTTACTTTCCCATATCTTGAGACTACCGATATCAAGGTTTCCTTGAACGGTACGATTACAACTGCATACACCTTAGCCAACGCTACTACGATCCAATTCAATACCGCTCCTGCGAATGGAGCTGCTATTCGGATCTATCGTGTCACTGATGATGCGGCTCTTGCTGCTCAGTTCTATCCTGGTTCTGCTATTCGTTCTCAGGATCTGAACGATAACTTCACTCAGAACCTGTATGTGACGCAGGAGTCCAACAGGGATGCTACGTCTGCTATCTCAACGGCTAACAGTGCCACGACAACGGCTAACACAGCCCTTAGCACCGCCAACGCAGCTACTGCAACGGCTAACACTGCGTCTACTAACGCTTCTGCTGCTGTAACCACAGCTAACACGGCTAGCACCAACGCCAGTGCTGCTGTGTCTACTGCCAACACGGCTAGCACTAACGCTGCTACAGCACTTAGCACTGCTAACACTGCTGCTACCAACGCTGCTACTGCTCTTAGTACCGCTAACACGGCTCTGAGCACGGCCAACACAGCTAGCACCAATGCAACTGCTGCTGTCTCTACGGCAAATACAGCATCTACTAATGCAAGCTCTGCTGTCACTACAGCTAATACTGCTGCAACAAATGCTTCTAATGCGATCACTACGGCCAATACAGCCAGTTCTAACGCCTCCACCGCTCTTTCCACCGCCAATACAGCCTCCGCAGTTGCTAACGCTGCAGCTTCTGCTGTGGCTAATGCCATCTTGTATGACACCGTAGCTAACGTTGCTGCAATTCCGGCGAGTCCTGCTAATAACGATGCTGTTGAAGTTGTCAACTCGACTGGTATTGAGAGCTTCAGTCCGCTGAGTGGTAAGCCTGCAGGGTTTGTTGGTGATTCTGGACTTAGTGTTCGTATTGTCTATACCACTGCAGGTTCTACCTGGAACTGGATTCAGTATTTCCCGAATGATCCAGAGACTCGGTATGGAGATGCAATTACGACACTCCAGACAGATCTCAATCAGGCTGAGACCGACATCCTTGCTCTTGACAGCGCCAAGTTGGATGCCACCACTGCTGCATCAACTTACCTGACGCAGAGTAACGCTGCCAGTACTTATCTCACTCAAAGCAACGCTGCATCAACATATCAAACCCAGTCTGGTATGTCGTCTTACCTGACGACCACCTCTGCTGGTACGACCTATGCACCACTAGCTAGTCCGACGTTTACAGGTACGGTCACAATCCCTGCTGGTGCTTCCATTAGTGGTTACTTGACTTCTGCTACGGCTGCCAGTACTTACCAGACCCAAGCTGGTATGAGCAGCTATGTACCAACGTCTGCTATCGGTACGACCGTTCAGGCATACAACGCTAATAACGCTGTTACTGACACTGCTCAGACGTTTACCAAAGCTCAACGCGGCGCCTACGTCACGCTCACCGATGCAGCAACCATCGCCACGGACCTGAGCCTTGGTAACCAGTTCCAGGTCACGCTCGGTGGTAACCGCACCCTTGGCGCCCCGACGAATGTTGTCGCTGGTCAGAGCGGTGTGATCCGTGTCGTCCAGGACGGCACCGGCTCCAGAACGCTGGCCTACAACAGCGTCTTTAAGTTCCCAGGGGGCACAGCACCGACGCTCACCACAACGGCCAATGCTGTGGATCTGCTGGCCTATCACGTTGAGTCAACGACTCGTATTGCTGTGCGGTTTATCGGTGACGTGAAATGAGCGCCTTGAACAACAGCCTCTTATTGGGGCAGGAAGGTGGTGGTGGGTACGCTGTCTCACGTTCGCTGAGATTCAACTCAGCCGACTCGGCGTACCTCAGCCGCACCCCCGCATCCGCCGGCAACCGCAAGACGTGGACGATGGCGTTTTGGATTAAAAAGTTAAGAAATAGTGACAGCGCCTACATCAATATATTCGGAGCATCTAATTCTACGACCAATCGAGCAGATATCTTGTGGTCACCTGGTGACTATCTGCGTTACTATGATTACAACAACGCTTATAGTTATTTCGCTGGAATGTCCGCCGGCGGCACCTGGATAAAATTCAGGGATAATTCATCCTGGTATCACATTGTAATAGCCATAGACACTACACAAGCAAGCAACTCAAACAGAGTCAGAGGTTATATCAACGGCGTTGAGGTTCCAAATGGAGCTACTGATGTCTATACCCAAAATGCTGATTCAGCAATTAACTCCGCGATTCCGCACACGCTTGGCTCGCATAATATATATGGGCAATATATTGACGCCTATTTAGCTGATGTACATTTTATCGATGGTCAGCAATTAACGGCTTCATCATTCGGTGAGTTCTCTGCCACCACCGGCGTGTGGATGCCCAAGCGTTATGCGGGTAGTTACGGCACCAACGGCTTCAAGCTTGACTTCAGCGATAACTCCGCCGCCACTGCCACCACGCTGGGTAAAGACAGCTCCGGTAACGGCAACAACTGGACGCCGAACAACCTATCCGTCACCGCAGGTGCAGGCAACGACAGCCTCGTAGACGTACCCACCAACGGCAGCGAGACCGACACGGGTGTGGGCGGTGAGGTGCGGGGGAATTATGCGACCTATAACCCCTTGTTTAAGGCCGCTAACTCGACATATTCCAATGGCAACCTTGAACACCTTGCAGCCACATCTGCAGGTGTGTACGAATCAGGTATTAGTACTATTGGCG